AGGAAGTAGAACAGTTGCAGTAGGATATGGAGCAGGTAAAAGTTTAACAAGTGATGTTGATAATGTATTTATAGGTCAAGAAACAGGATTTGGAAGAACAGCAGGGGTAGATAATACTTTTGTTGGTGCATATGCAAATTATGGTGGAGGAACTGGATGTTGCAATACAGGGTTTGGAAAATCAACAGGTTATTCTTTGTCAAGTGGAGTTCAAAATACAATGATAGGGAGACAGGCAGGATACACAATAGATGTTGCAGATAATAATACATTAGTTGGTCATAATTCTGGAATAAATGTTACTGGAAGTGGGAACAGCACTTTAGGAGCGCAGGCAGGAAACACGATGACAGGAGGGGTTCAAAATGTTTTACTAGGTTTTAATGTAGACACAGGAGCAGCGGGAGATGATTACTGTATTGTAATTAGTTCTGACCAAGATTTAGGTAAAGGAAGCTCAACCGCTTTTATTGCTCCAAATGGTGGAGGGGTTTATCAAGACAATAATACAACTACTTGGGCAACAACTTCAGATGAAAGAATTAAAAAGAATATTGTAGATAATAATAAAGGATTAGAAATTATTGATAAAATTCAAGTAAGGAATTTTGAATATAGAACAGAAGATGAAATCACAGATTTTGAAAATCCACAAAGTGCTGTAGTAGATAAAGAGGGGGTTCAATTAGGTGTAATTGCTCAAGAACTTGAAAAAATTTTACCAAAAGCAGTTAAAGAAGAATCCACAGGTATAAAATCTGTTGATGCAAATGATTTAACTTGGTATCTTATCAATGCGGTAAAAGAATTAAAAGCAGAAATAGAATTATTGAAAAGCAAATAAATAAATTATGACATTACCAGCATCAGGTGAAATATCAGCAAACGACATAAATGTCGAAGCAAACAGAAGTGGCACAGCGAATGCCCCTTTATCAGGAACAAGCTCAACGCCACAAGCAGGATCGCTTGTAAAAATATATGAGGATTCGGGAGTTAACCAATCAGCTCCTCATTCTTATTCAGAATTTCATGGTAAAACCTATGCAACACTAACAGCATATTCTTCTTCTGTTACTTCAAATTTTAATGGAGTTTGCTCTGAAACTATAGATCAAACGTATTATCATTCAGGTAGTGGTGCCCAACCCACTACAGGAGATTTTTTATATTCAGATAGTGCAGGAAATAACCCCCTCGCTAATGGGTATTACCATTTTGATACGAATAAATATACAAGGCTAATATTAGGCACGGGGGAATTACATGGAAATGTCAACACTTGTTAACCCTAAAAATAAAATAAGTATCTTTGTGTAAAATATAATATTATGGCAAATACATACTCTTGGACTATTAATCAAATGAATGCTCATATAGAAGCAGAGGGTGAATCAAATGTGATTTATACAGTGCATTGGAGCTACGTAGCTACGTCTAGTGAAAAAATGCCTAGTACAGATGTTCATTATAGTGCATCACAAATCGGAGCACAAGGGTTTACATATGTAAAAGGAGAGCCTTTTGTTCCTTATGAAAATACAGAAGCGTTTGAAGATGTGGTTATTGGTTGGTTAGAAGGAGCTCTAGATGTTGATGCAATGAAAAAATCATTAGATGAACAAATTGAGATACAGATACATCCTGTAAATGAAGATTTATATTTTTCATGGCAAAATCCCCCAACTCCTCCGGTAGAAGAAGAGGAAGAAGAAAGTGAATAATAATAATATTTTACTATATTTGTTTTTTATAACTTAAATTAAATTAAATACAATACAATGGCAGAAAAAAAAATTACAGCAGAAGAGTTAAAAAGACTTCAAGGGATGAACCAAGAGTTCACTAAAACTAAATTAGCAATCGCGGATTCATTACTACAACAAAAAGAATTATTAGCTCAAATGGATGATTTAAGAGCAGCGTTTAAAGTAGATGAAAAAAATCTTATGGAAAAGTATGGTAAAGATGTTTCGATAGATTTATCCACAGGAGACATAAAAGAAAACATTCAAGAAGCACAACCTGTAGAAGAAACAAAATAATGGCAAGAATAAGTAACACTAGCATTTATCCTAACATCGATCCTGTATTATCAGATTACTTTGTATTGACAGATGCTAATGATGACTTATCTACTAAAACTTGTACTTTAGAATCTGTTCAATCTTTGTTTGGATTAGCTGATACTACAGTTACTGTTACCGTTTCCTCTGTATTATTAAATGCATTATGGACCCAACCCCTTACATTAATAGCAGCTCCAGGCTCAGGATATGTTTTAAATGTTAAAAATATTATCATCTTTATGGATGCGGGGAGTTTAGTTTATGGTTTTGATGCAAATGCTAGTACAGCGGTGGGAACATATTCAACAGGAAATATAGCTCTGGCAACTTTTAATTCGGCCACAGATATTGTTCTTCCTATTTTTAATGGAGGATCTACTGCTATTCCTGAAAATACAGCATTGATTTTAACAGGCGCAGGAACTACATCAGGAGCAGGAAATGGGGTTATGTATATTAAGATTACTTATCAGACTTTAAAGTTAGATACAACATTTTAATTAAATTTAATGGATATTAGAAAAATCTCCATAGGAGCAGACTACAAGTCTGGAGCCATGCATTACATTGTTGGCCAGGAAGTTTTAAATGGCCGATATCACATACACTTAATTCAAAGCGACCCCGCCACTAATTCTTTTAAAATTTGGATAGAAAGAAATAAAGAGCTTTTAATGTGGAAAGAGTTTAAAACCACCATGCCTATTTCAGTAGAATATAATCTCAATTTTTAATGAAATCCCCTCACTCTTTTATAGTACGACCTGTAAAAGGAAGGCGTTATGATAATATAAAAGATTTAGGAGGAGTAGATTTTATCACCAGTGTATCTAAAGAAGACCATAAAGCATCTAACAGGTTTGCTGAAGTAGTTTCGCTTCCGTTAAATTATAGTGGCGATATTTCAAAAGGAGATATATTATTGGTACACCACAATGTTTTTAAGTTTTATTTTGACATGAAGGGAAGAGAAAAAAGTGGGAAAAGTTTTTTTAAAGATGATTTGTTCTTTATTGACTATGATCAGTTTTTTTTATATAACAAAAAGGGGAGATGGTATGGGCATGATAAATATTGTTTTGTAAAACCTGTTCCAAAAAAAGATTATTATATTGAGGGTGTTAACACTAAAGAAGAGCCACTTCATGGTATTTTAAAATACTCAAACAAACAACTACAAAGTTTAGGTGTTAAGGAGGGTGATGAAATATGTTTTACCCCAGAAAGCGAATATGAGTTTTATGTGGATGAAGAAAAATTATATCGTATGTTTACAAACAATATAACGGTGGTATTATAATGGACAGTAATAAAATAAAAGAAGAAATAATAAAAGCAGGGGAAAAAGCAGTTACTCAACTGATTAAAGTAGCCAAAGAGGATATTATTAAATACGATAAAGATGATGAGTTGGCGGCTGATAGATTAAAAAATGCAGCGGCTACAAAAAAACTTGCTATCTTTGATGCATTTGAGATATTAAAAAGAATAGAAGAAGAGAAGCAATTAATAGAGGGAAATGATATAGTAAAAAATAATACACCTAAAGGCTTTGCAGAATCAAGATCAAAATAGTTTATACAAAAAGCTTTATAAAATAGTTCCTAACAGTGTTATGGCAACTAAAAACAGAGCTCGTACTTGGCAATATGGCTATAATGAAAAGTATGACTTTGTGGTTATTTCTAAAACAGGACAAATATCAGATGTTATAAACATCAATGGTTTAAATATTGCATTACCCAAGGCTCCTGATGAAATTTATTCTAGATCTAAACAAAAAGAAGAGCAGTATTGGGAGCCACATATTCTTCCAAAAGAATTAAAAAAAATCCAATCTATTTTTCAATGGCACGATACACCTCCGCATTTTAAAAATAAATGGGTAGATTATATCGAACACGAGTTTGACAGAAGAGAAGAAGGTTTTTGGTTTATGAATTATGGTGAACCTACGTACATTACGGGGACGCATTATATGTATTTGCAGTGGACTAAAATAGATGTTGGGCATCCTGATTTTAGAGAAGCTAACCGATTGTTTTATATATTTTGGGAGGCATCTAAAGCTGATAAAAGAAGTTTTGGAATGTGTTATTTAAAAATAAGACGTTCAGGTTTTTCTTTTATGA